AAATACTGAGTTTTATCAAAACTGGGCAAAAGCATTTGCTATTTGTTATCCAATGATGGTTGAAGGTGATTTATCAGCATTAACCTTTACACATTTTTGGAAAGCTAATGTAACTGGTATTATTGCAGCTACTCTAGCATCACTAACCAAGAAATCTTGGTATCAAAACTTTATGCAACATAAATATTCACCAGCAATTATTTTAGGTGTCTGCACGTTTGTAGCAGATTTATTAGTACACCCAACTCACTTTGGAGCATTTTGGACTGAAGCTCTAGCAACAGGAGTTGGTGCTGGTTTACTATCAGCATTTTTTATATATAGGCTATTAAAGACATGAGTTGGGAAAATTTTAGTATAGAAGAGTTTGCTTGTAAGCATTGTGGTGAAAATAAGATTGAAAAAGAACTTATAGATAAGTTACAATTATTAAGAAGCGATGTGGGTTTTCCATTTAAAATAACAAGTGGATATAGATGTGCAGATCATCCGATAGAAAAAGTAAAATCTGAACCAGGCACGCACGCATTAGGATTGGCTGCTGATATATTGCTTAGAGGCGAACAAGCACTAGAAGTAATATCAAAAGCTACCGATTATGGATTTACAGGAATAGGAATTAATCAAAAAGGCAATGCAAGATTTATACACTTGGACATATCAAAAGACGCACAAGGTAGACCACGCCCTCATGTGTGGAGTTACTAAATGGAAATAAGCTCTATTTTATTGTGGAACATTATAATGACCTTGGTATTTGGTCCTATCATTTATGGTATTCGCTCTAACGCGACAGAAATCAAAAGAGTTGATATACTACTCAATAAGACTAGAGAAGAAGTTGCTATGCGATTTGTTACCAAAGAAGAATTGATAATGAATATGGATAGGGTTATAGAGCGTATAGATAAGCTAGACGCAAAAATAGATAAATTAATAACACAGTAATATGAGTAAAGGAACAATGTCATCAAGGGGTTTGGAAGGTTTGCAAGGAACGCAAATGTTACCAAAATTTCAAAACATGCCACCAATGGCTTTTGGAAACAATCCAATGTTTATGCCACAAAAACCAATGTCTTTATTTGGTAATTATGGAGGCATGCCCATGCAACAACCAATGCAACCACCTATTCAAAGACCAATAGATATACCAGGAAAACAACCTTTAGACATTTTTATTGAACAACAACCAATGGTTCAAAAACCACAATCTTTATTGACACCACCCCAACTACCTCAAATTCAAAAACCACAAAATCCAATGAATATTGGTAGACTGCCAATTAATTTATTTAGATAATGTCAGTAACACACGAAGAAGTAGTTAAAGCCGCACAGGCAGAACAAATATTAACGTCAGAAGTTTTTAAAGAAGCAATAGAAAATCTTAAAAATGAATACATAAATCATTGGTTAGGATCAAGAGAAATTGACGATGTTAATGCTAGAGAAGATATCCACAGGTCATTATTATTATTACCAGAAGTTGAAAGGCATCTGCGTATCATTGCAGAGAAAGGCAAGCTCACTCAGTCCAATATAAACAAAATTAGAAATATTGGTTAAACCTTCCCTTTTTACTCGTTATTAAGCTAAAATACTCTTAAATACATTAAGGAGTATTTATATGAGCAATAACGGAAAACCGACTGCTTTACAAACTGATAAGGAAGTTACTGCTTCTATGTTTGAAAGTTTCTTAACCCCTGAAGAGGAAAAGGTTGAGGATGCAGTCACAGAAACAGAAGAAGTAGTTGAAGAAGTTATCGAAGATGAGTCTGAATTTGTTGATGAAGAAATTGACCAAGAGATTATAGATGAGTTGGAAGATGACGATGAAGAAGAACTGGATGAAGAACAAACCGATGTTGAAGAGGAAGCTCCGCAACTTCAAACATTTACTGTAAAGGTAGATGGCCAAGAGGTAGAAGTCACGCAAGAGGAACTCATCAACGGATATTCTCGTCAGCAAGATTATACGCGCAAAACACAAGAACTCTCTCAACAGCGTAAGACTATTGAAGAGCAGCAAGCAGAGTTAGCGCAAAGAGATGCGATTTATTCGCAGTTGTTACCGAAGATGGAGGCGCAGTTAAATGCGACTTTAGGCGAAGAGCCAGATTGGAACACTTTATACGAAGATGATCCTGTTGGTTACGTGAGACAAAAACAGCTTTGGGATGAACAAAAAGAAAAGCTTACAGCAGTACAAGCCGAGCAACAAAGATTACAACAAGAATCTTATGTTGAGCAGCAAAAACTAATTCAACAACAAGTTGAAGAAGGACAGCAAAAGCTTCTTGAGTTAATTCCAGAATGGCAAAACGAAGAAGTTGCCAATAAAGAAAAAGCTGAAATTGCCAAACACGCAATCAATGTGTTGGGTTATACCCAAGAAGAGGTCAACTCTGTATATGATTGGAGAGCTTTACTTGGTTTAAGAAAGGCATGGTTAAACGATAAAATCGTTGAAACAGTCAAGAAGAAACCAACACAAAAAGCACCTGCAAGAGTGGCTAGACCTGGTACTACTAACCGACCAAAAACGGCAGCACCTGTGAAGAAAGCAAAACAAAGGTTGGCTAAGTCTGGAAAAGTCCAAGACGCGGCTAAAGTTTTTGAACAATTAATTTAATTTTATAAAGGAATATAAAAATGGCAAAGGTAACTAACGCATTTGACACATATTCGGCAACAGCTGACAGAGAAGATTTAAGTAATATTATTTACAACATCTCTCCAATGCAAACTCCGTTTATGTCATCAATCGGAAAAAGAAATATTAAAAACGTAGTGTTTGATTGGCAGACAGAAGTCTTACCTACTCCAAGTGCTGCTGGACAGCTAGAAGGTTTTGAACTATCAAGATCTACTTCTACAGCAACAACCAGAGTAAGTAATGTTGCAATGATCTCAAAAAGAGATGCAACTGTAACTGGCTCACAAGATGCTTCAGACCCAGCTGGTAAAAGATCAGAAATGGCTCATCAATTAGCTATCATGGCTAAAGCATTGAAAAGAGACATGGAAGAAGCTTTATGTCAAAACGGTGCTAAAACAACTGGTGATGCTACAACAGCTAGGGTAACTGGTGGTTTTGAATCATGGCTAACATCTAACGTATCCAGAGGTTCTGGTGGTTCAGGTGCTGGTGGTGGTGCTGCTCCAGTTGACGGAACAGACAGAGATTTGACAGAAGACCTTTTAAAAGGTGTTTTACAAACTATGTTTGGTAACGGAGCTGAGCCTTCAATGGCTATATGTGGTCCACACAACAAGCAAGTAATTTCTACTTTCACTGGTAGAACTCAAGCTAGACAAATGATTGATGCAAATACTGTAGAAGCTTCAGTATCTGTATACTCTTCTGACTTTGGTGAACTAAAAATCGTTCCATCAAACAGGTCAAGAGAAGCATCATTACTATTAGTAGATCCAGAGTTTGCTAAAGTATCTTTCTTAAGAGACTTTAAAACTGTTGATATTGCTACAATAGGCGATGCTGAAACAAAAATGATTGTTGTTGAGTACGGGTTAGAAGTATCTAACGAAGCTGCTCACGGAATCGTTGCTGACTTAAACGAATCATAAGTTTAGTCAATTAGCTTAAAGGGATGTTTCGGCATCCCTTTTTTTTGTGCTAAAATCTACACATGGCAAAGACAACATTAATAGATCATAAAAAAGGTTATAAGTCTGTATTCGCAACAGAAGATGAAAAAGTTGTTTATCACACAAAACAGGATATACAGCCAACTTTAGATTATGTAAAAAATTTATCTGAATATGCACCTGGTAAAGATTTTCGCCATGTAGCGGAAATACCTATGGTAGTATATCAAAGAGCAGTCAGAGAAGGATGGGCGCAAGATTCTGCGCAATGGAAAAAATGGCTTAACCATTCAGATAACAAACCATTTAGAACATGGAAAGGTAAAGTATGACATACGATGAATTAAAAACTAATATTGCAAATTTTTTAAACAGGTCTGACCTAACAAGTCAGCTTGATTTTTTTATAGATGCAACTGAAGCAGAATTTAATAGAAGATTAAGAAACAAAGACATGATTAAAAGAGCAACTGCAACAGCGGATGCACAATATATATCATTACCAAATGACTGGTTGGAAGCTGTAAACGTACAGATAGACAGCAATGAGTTTAGGCCTTTGTTTCAACAATCAATAGAGTCATTAGATGTATATAGAAAGTCAACAGACAATGTTGCAAGCCAACCAATTTATTATGCTTTGGTAGATAATACAATAGAATTAGCACCTACCCCTGACACAAGTTATACGCTACAATTAACATACTATGGCACCATTGATGCTCTAAGCAGTTCTAATACAACGAACTTTATATCCACAGGATATCCAGATGCTTACTTATATGGCGCCTTAAAACATGCTTCTATCTATCTCATGGAAGATGATAGAGTTGCTTTATTTACAACACAGTTTGAAAAAGCATTAGAAGAAATGAGAATGGAACAAGAGAAAGCAGAATTTGGCAAAGGATCTCTAATGCAGAGAAGAAGAACTTATGGCAAAGCTGGTAAAAACATACATTACTGGAGTAATAATTAGGAGATAATATGGCAGGATTTAGTGATTATTTAGAGGACAAGGTATTAGACCATGTATTTGGTGGTAATGCTTATACAGCACCATCAACATTATATGTGGCTTTATACACCGTAGCACCAACAGACACAGGTGGCGGTACTGAAGTATCAGGCGGTTCATACGCAAGACAGTCTGGAGCTTTTACTGTTTCTGGCACAAACCCAACCACAGCAAGTAACACAGCAGCTATTGAATATCCAACAGCTACAGCTGACTATGGAACTGTAGTTGCAGTAGGCATTTTAGATGCCTCATCATCTGGTAACTTATTGGCTTATGCAGACTTAACAACTTCTAAGGTTGTTAGTAATGGAGACGTATTTAGATTTAATACTGGCGATTTAGATATAACATTGGCATAGAGTTATGGCTAGTATAGGCTATAACAAGGGCTACTATTCAAGATCAAAGTATAACGATCTTGCGTTACAAGCCGAAACAACCATCCAGGCTACTACTGATGCTAGTGCCATACTTACACAAACACATAATTCAATAGCTGTAATACAAAGCGTATCAGGCTTTACAGCTGTTGGTACACAAATAGACCAAGGCGCAGTTATAGGGCCAGTTATATCAGGTATGACTGCCACAGGCAGACAAATTGATTTAGGTGCTTCTACTATAAGTGCTACCTCTGGCTTTAACTCACAAGGATTTATAACAGCAGCTGGCGTATCAAATATATCAAGCGTATCAGACCTTGATGCAACAGGTAGGGCAACCTTTGCTGGCACATCAACCATTGTTGAAACAAGTGGCTTTGTATCTATTGGTGGTCTAAAATGGGAAGATATAATTGTACCAGGAGAAACTTGGACAGAACAAACGGTTGCTAGCGATACTTGGACCAATCAAACAAATCCAAGCACAACGTGGAAAACATTAGATAAACAAGAGGCGGCGTAATGGCAGATACATTTACAACAAATTTAAACTTAACAAAACCAGAACCAGGTGCAGCGGAAGATACTTGGGGTATTTCTCTTAATGCAGACTTAGATGCACTTGATGCAATTTTTTCTTCCAATGGTACTTCAGTTGCATTAAACTTGGATGGAGCGGTCATTGATAGTTCTGTTATTGGTGGTACTACAGCAGCTGCGGGATCATTCACAACTTTATCAGCAAGTACATCTATAACAGGCACACTAGCTACAGCAGCTCAACCTAATATTACAAGTCTTGGAACGCTTACAGGTTTAAACGTTGCAGGAACTCCAACATTTGATGGGTTGATTGTTGATGGTACAAACGGAACATTTGCTATAGCTGCTGATGGTAATACTGTTACTATGTCAAGAGCAGGAAGTAATTATTTTTATGCTTCAAATGCAAGTGGTGATTTATTTTTAGGTGCTGGTGGTAGTGCTTCCTTTTTAAAAATAGATAATAGCGGAGACATCAGCTTCTACGAGGACACAGGAACTACAGCTAAGTTATTCTGGGATGCAAGTGATGAAAGATTAAACCTTACTGGTTCTGACTATCAACTTGGTATAAAACAAGGTTCTAATGAGTCTTGGTATCACAGAGCTGTTTCAGATGGTAGTTATAGATTACACCTCAATGCAACAGGTGATATTCTGTCAGCCACCTCAACAGGCATAGACGTAACAGGTACAGTAACTGCTGATTTGTTGACTGTTAACACGAGTAGTCCAAGCGGTACAGTGGCATTACTTAAAGGTAGTTCAGGATTCGGTTTTACTTTCAGTTCAGATGCTACATCACCTTACGTTCAATCTATTGGTGTTGGTGGTGGAGAAGAGGTAGCTATTACAAGCGGTGGAACTAAATTAGCTTTATTCCAAGATGGCGGAGACATCTCTTTCTACGATGATACAGGAACTAGCCAAGCTCTATTCTGGGATGCAAGTGCTGAATCGCTTGGAATCGGAACGACTTCGCCAAGTGAAGAACTTACAATCAGAGCATCTGTACCTAAAATACAAATAGAAGATAGTGATGGAACAAATCAATATGGTCAGTTTTATCATTCAGCAGGAATTACATCAATTCTAGCAAGAAATAATACTTCTGATGGAACTATAGTATTCCAAAAATATGATGGTACTACGACTGATGAAACCATGCGTATAGATTCGTCTGGGCGATTGGGAATCGGAACGACTTCGCCAAGTGAAAAGCTAACTGTAGATGGTGATGGAACTTTTAAGAACACCACTGACGCAACAGGAGCAACACTAAAAGTTGCAGATAACGCTAACAGGGGTATTACAATTACCTCCCCAATTGCTGCAAGTGCTGCCGCAGGACGTATTGCAGTTACTGGAACATCAAACTCCCTCGAAATAGGTGTTAGAGATTACCCAACTGCTTTAAAGATAGAAGGTGGTTCAGGGAACGCCTTATTCTCAAGTAGTGTGACAGTATCTAAAACTTCTTCAGGCAATATAATGCAGGTTGCTAGTTTGGTAAACCCTGTAGGAGTTGCAAATACAGGTGTTAGGCTTTGGATGTCTGGTAAAAACACCACTGACCGTGGAACATTTATTGATGCGGTAGCTGAAAGCACATCAAATAATCACACTTTACGTTTTGGTACATCTGCAAGTGCTTCAGCTCCTGTAGAAGCACTCAGAATAGATAGCAGTCAAAATCTTTTACTCGGAGCTACAAGCACCGCAGGAAATGCAAAGTTCTATCTTAGAAATGGTTCAAGCGGTCAATCTTATTCAAATGTATCAGGAATGCTGATTGATGTTAATGGAACTTCAAATTCTTATTATGGTTTAAGGGTTGGTTCAAGCACAGGAAATAGTCATCTAGCGGTTACAAATGCTGGCAATGTTGGAATTGGAACGAGTTCGCCTGATAAAGCCTTGACAATTAGTGCTTCAGATAGCCAAATTCGTCTTTACGATGCAGATGGAACAAATCAATTCGCATCTTTTCAATCTGATAATGGCATTGCAAAAATTACATCAAGGAACAATACATCACATGGACAGATAGCATTTCAAAGATATAACGGAACTACTGTAACTGACTCCATGAGAATAGAC